GTTGAGCAGCTGGGCTTCCTCGACGAAGGCCAGGCCGTAGCGCAGGCGCTCGTCGATCATCGACTGCAGCGCGGGCAGGTCGTCCAGAATCTCGGTGGTCGCCTTCATGAAGTGCGCCAGCTTGATCACCTTTGCGTCCGCCGCGGTCAGCGTGAATGCCGATTCCGGTTTCTTCGTGTTCTCTGCCACCGGTGCTGCGGCGTTGGTGAAGCCCGATTCCTTGAAGTACTGGATCAGGGTCTTGTCCGTGCGGCCCGGGGCCAGCAAGTCGCGCACCATCAGGCGGCGCTGCGGCAGCGCCAGCACACCGGTTTGAATGTCGGGGGTCACCGCTGCGCCGACGGAGCCGGGCAGGGAGGTGATCGCCTTGACGTTCACGCGCAGCATTTCGCCGCGCTTATGCTCGCCGCCGGCTTCCTGGAACGCCTTGTACTCGGCGCTGTTGACGAACTTCTCGCCGGCCGTGGTGAAGCGCTTTTCTTCGACGCTGGCGCGGGCCTGCTTCTGTTGTACCTCGGTCAGCGCGGCGCGCAGCTCGGTCTGCTTCGTGAGCAGTTCGTCGATCTGTTGTTTCTGGCCTTCCGCCAGTTGAACGCCTTTTTTCGCTTCAGCCAGTGCTTTCTCGCCGACTTCCTTGGTCTGGTCCGTGATCTTGTCCAGCGCGGTCTTGATTTCCAGCATATCCATGGGTTTCTTCCTTACGGGGTGAGTTTGAATTCGCGCAGCATGCGCACAATTTCATCGCTTTGGTTGCCACCGGGCTCACCCCGGGAAAGCGCCGACAGGCCGCCATTTGCGATGGCGGCGGCCTGCGATTTTGAGAATCCTGCATCCCGCAGGAACTCCTCGAAAATTCGGATGGAGGGCAGCTGGCCCGACTTGAGCATGTACGCCAGCGCGCTCTTGACCGTGCTCACCTGGGCCTGCTCGTTGGCGGGGAACGTCACCACGCTGATCTCGCGCAGGTCCAATTCGGTGAGGGTGCGGATGCCCGTCTTCTCGTCGTAGCTGTCGCTGCGCACGTAGTAGCCGATCGATAGCCCCTTGACGACGCGCGCTTTCATCAGCGCATACGCTTCGGCGGCCTGGGCGACGTCGTCCTTGAGCAGGAAGCCCGACACCTTCAGGCCGTGCTTGTCTTCGGACAGCTCGGTGTAGCCCCCGATCGGTTTGTCGGGGTTGTGCTGCCACAGCACGGGCAGCGGATCGCCAGCGGCCTTGATCTCGGCGAGGCTCTTGGCGAAGGCGCCGGGCGCGACGATTTCGTCGTAGCTGTCGACGTTCCCGAACACGGAGCCGTAGCCCTTGAAGGTGCCGTCGTCCTCGACCTTCTCGGCCTTGAACGCGAACTGTTTGTGCAGAAGCACGCCACCGGTTTCTTTACGCATGGTCTTTTTCCTCGATTCCCAGCGCGCGCTTAAGCGCGTCGATTGCATCGCCGGCAGGTTCAATGCCTTGCCCCAACAATGTTACTGGAACAAGATTCGATTGTACAGTGAGTTCGTCGCCGCCATCCTTCGTCGGCAAATTCTCCAGGTCACGCACCTCGTTTCGGGTCATCCACCCGTTTTGCACCGCCGTCGCGTAGAACTGGGCGCGGCCGGCCGTGTCGGCTCGGGCCAAGCCCTCGACGGAGAACTCGGCGTAGATGCGGCGGCGTTCCTCGGGGCGCAACAGGGATTTGCATATGCCTTGCTCCAGTCGTTTGAGGTGCGGACGCAACACGTACTGCAGGAAACCCAGGTTGATCTGCTCGCGGCCCGTGCCCCAGTTCGACACCGCTGTGCCATGCCCGATCATCGCCGGCGGCACGCCGAACCAGCGGCAAAGATCCTCCGTGCTGTACTGGCGCGTCTGGAGCAGCTGGGCGTCTTCCGCCGACATGCTGAGCTGCTGGTATTTCACCCCGCCTTCCAGCAGCCGGACCGATCCGCCGCCGGCCGTGGTCGACGCCATGCCGTCCTCGATGGCCTGCTTCCACATGGCGCGCTGGTCCTTCGTCAGTATCTCGTCGCGCGTGATAACCGCGTTGGGCCGCATGTCGCGGTCGAACAAGCCGCTCGCCGCGCCCTCCGCGGCGCTGGCCGCCGCCATCGACTTGGCGCCGTACTGGATCACCGACATGCCGCAGAAGCCCTTGACCTCCCATATGTCGTCCTCGGTGTACACCACCGGGCCTTTGATGGGATCGTTATACGGGTACTCCAGGGCGCCGTTGCGCAGCACGCGGATGGTGCCCATCCGGTCGAAGTCCAGGGGCGTGAACGCGAAGGGCGCGCCGTCGGCGCCGTACTCCTTGAGCACGAAGCACCGGCCGCGCAGCACCACATACGCGACGACCAGCTCCCAAAATTCGGTGGCGGTCATGTCGGCATTGGGGGAGTCATGCAGCAGGGCGTAAAGCGGGTGGTCGGCTGCCACCTCGCGGCCTCCGCCGTTCTTGCGGCGGTAGATGATGAGGGGCAGGGTGGCGACGTTCTCGGCGATCAGCTTGACGCAGGCGAAGACGACGGACAGCTGCAGCGCGGTAGTCTGGCTCACGCGGGCGGACGACGGGCCGACATTGATCCCCATATACCGCAGCGCGGCCTGGTAGCCGGCGCGGTCGGAAAGGGTGAAGGGGCGCGCCAGCGCGTACACCGCTTTGCGCACCAGGTCGGCGGCTCGTGTGGTCAGCGTCGTCACAACGTCACCGGGTCTTTAAGGAAGTCGTCCAATGTTCCGCTCTCATCTTCGTCCACTCGTTGAGGCATCGCGCCAATCGACATCGCCAGCGCCACCATACCGTCAATCCGCCCACGCGCCTTGCGCTTGTCGAACTTCCTAGCCCCGCTGTCGCCCACCACCTTGGCGTTGGCCGCGCACATCGTGAGAACCGGGTGGTTGCCGTGTCGCAGATCCCCCTCCATCAGCCGTGATTCCAGCTCACGAAGAGCCGGCGTCATGCTCGCGGTGCCCTGCCCGAACTCGATAAACTTCTCCAACTCGGCATCCGTGAAGCCTTCTTTCTCAAGCCAGGGCTTCAAATGGCGCATGTTGTACCGGTCAAACGCCATTGCCTGCACGTCGAATTGGTCAAAAACCGTGCGCAAAAAGATTGCAATGTGGCGATATTGTACCGATTTTCCTGGCGTTGTCAGCAATAATCCTTGTTGTTGCCATACGTCATAAGGAACCCTATCCGATTTCGACCGTTCGCGCAAGCCGTGCTCAGGCAACCAGAACGTCGGATGTACATCGCCGCCCTCCGTCGTCAGCACGAGAGCGGTGAGGTCATTCACCTCGGACAAGTCGAGCCCGCCCCACACTTTCTGCTTGCCGATCTCCGCCGGCGCCGCGCCGTTGGCCTGCCAGATTGATCGCGACACGAAAGGTGCCACCGCCTCGACGCGCTGGTTCAGGTTGAGGTTCCGAAACTCCGGTTCGAAGGACGGCTGCGCCCGTGCCTTGACGCAAAGCTTACGCATGTCGCTGAGGGAACGGAAAACTCCCAGCGCAGGGTTCGAGAGGCGCCAAGCTTCCTCGTCCTCCAGCGGCACCTCTTCGACCGTGCCGTCGGGAAGCGTGCGCTCCATGGGGGTGGCGTGCACATGCACCACGATATGCGGATCTGGCGCCGCCGCCTGGGCGTCGATGATCTGCGACAGCATGTCGACGTCGGTGGGGGCCTGCGTCGAAATGATGATCTTCATGCCGTTTTCGTAGGCGCCTTGCGCCGTCTCAAGCGCAGTCACGAAGTCGTTGGTCGGTCCGCGCACCTGGCCCATTTCGTCGAAGATGATGAGGATCGGCGACAACCCGTGCTTCGTCTTCGCTTCGGCTGACAGCGCGTTGTACTCCACGTTCTTGGACAGCCCGATCAGCGACTTGCCGGACGGAAGGATCTTCACCCGGGTGCTCAGCTCGGGCGAGAGGTCGACCATCTTGCGCATAAGCTTGAACACGATCGCCGCCTGGTCCTTCGACAGGGCGCCGCTGACGATCTGCGAATTCTCCACCGCCTCAGGCCCGGCGATGTGCGCGAGGCCCAGCCCCGCGATAAGCCCGGTTTTGCCGTTCTTCCGGCCGATCGACAGCACTGCTGTGTGAGTGCCGTGCGGGTTGTCGTAGACGTCCAGGATGAAGTCGATCTGGAACTGCTCGAGGCGCATCGGCTGGCCGAGCAGATCGCCCTCGGGCACCCGGCAATGTTTCTCGATGAACGCGACCACGCGCTGCCCCCGCGTCGCCGGTTTAGGGAAGGCGGGCTTGCGAACGCCAGGGGATGTGGTAGGACGTAGCTTCATGCGAGCAGATCGTCACCCTCGGCCATTGCTTCCTCGCGCGCAGTCCGCGCGCCGGCTTCCAGCTTGCGTTTCTGCGTCGGCGCGCGGGGATCGCCCACTGCGCGGCCGATCATCTGCAGCGACCTGGCCAGCGCCATCTGGCGCCGCGCCAGCTGCTCGAGGATCGACACCCGGGGATTGGCCACCAGGGTGCCGCGGGCGTTCTCCAGCACCTTGCCCTCCAGTGCCAGGTGTGCGCGCTCCTCATCCTGCTCGGCCATGCACTCGGCCATTTGCGCGGCCACCGTCAGCTGAAACTCGTTCCACTCATCACGCGCACGCGCGCGCACAACGTCGCGAAAGTAGGGCGTGGCGCTCTCGGAAAGGATCACGTGTGCAGGCGGTTGCAGGTCGGGCAGCGCGGCATTTTTTGCGGCCTCGATCGCAGCGGTGGCGCTGTCTGCGCGGGTTTTCCGGGGGGTCTTAGCGGCCGGCATTCTTCACCTCTTCTTGCGCAAGGCGCGTCATTTCCGCCAACAGCGCAGCGCGCGGCGTAATGCGGGTAAAGTCGAGCGTTCCGGCTTCCACCTGGGCGCGCAAGTTGGCCTCCGCGCGTTTCGCCAAGTCCCGCAACCCGTCTTTCAGTGCGTCAAGTTCGATTGCATCCATGGTAAGTTTTCGTAGGGAAATTGTGGG